CTAAAAATGTCTGGGTTAGATACAGGAATAATATCTACTCTGTCATTAAAGTCAGTAGCGCCTACTTCTTGATTACCGCTAGCTGTCATGTATGGATATTCATTTGGTAAATATTCCTGAAATACTTTAGATAGTATTTTAAATTCTTTTCTTTGTGCGTTATGCAATCTTTTATGTATAGCAGAAAGAACTTTGGTTGATCTTTCTAATAAAGCCATAGTTGTTCCTACTGGTGCTTGTGGATTACCTTGTCCTGTATTTATTTCTGCAATAGATGCAAATGTTTTACCAGAATCAACCAATATCCCTAACAAATTCAACAAAGTACCACTTGGTTCTTTAAAAGGTAGTGGTTGTATTGACTCTCTCAATGAACCACCAGGGGCATCCACATCACGAAATTCTCCAGGCTGTAAGGGTGTATCTTCGTCCCTTATCCTTATACCTCTTGTCTTAAACCCAGCAGGCAGGTTTGCAAGGGTACCTGCATCAATTAATTGCCTCATAATGGACGTGGATGCCTTTGATAGACCGCCGATCATATGTGTAAGACCAAATCCGTAAAAACCTAGTCCTGGCAAAAATTTGAAATGTACAAAATATTCAACTTTGTTTTTAGAAGCATCGTCTTCACGATAGTTTCTTCTGATAGATAAAATTTCGTTTGTGTTGGAATCAATAGTAACGATGTATGGTAGTTTTACGCCAGTTTCTTCACCAGTTTCATTTATATCTTCGAAACCTGGTAAATCAAGGTTAGTATGAATTTCATACAAGACCGCAACTTCGCCATCGTCATAGGCGTTATGCACACCTGATAGTTTTTCTATTTCTTCATCTACTTGTCCGTACTGAGTATCATCTCCTAACTTGACTTCTATTTGTCTGTAGAAACCTGACGCCTGTAATTTCTTGACATCGTTCTCTGACATCTTAACTACATTAGTTATGCGTGAGCATGATTCTAAGTCAGTAGTGTAATAAGGTACGATTAAATCTTCAGGAGCAACAAACTTTGAGACTGCTCGTTTAAGATTTTCATCGTAGTATATTTTTTTAAAAGCTGATCCAGCTAAAGGTAGGTAGAATAGTAATTGATCAAGTTCTTGATCGTATTCTTCCATTTTATGAACTATTTGATAATTCATAAATTCTTTAACTCTTTGAGCTTGCAGTTCTGTTGAACTGTCATAGTTACCTAGTATTTGTGTTTTGACTGGGCCGCCAGCTGGCAATAACTCTTTATAGGCTTGCGCTTGAAATGTGGTGACAGCTTCTCCTAATAATGGATGGATAACGCCTGAAGCACCTGCAAATGGCTCTGATCTTTCTTCATCAAACTTCATACCTAAGTATTTCAAACCATCGGTATATGTCTTTTCCCAATCTTTTCTTGAAGCTTTATCTTTTTCAATACCAGAAACTAAATCGTCAGCTATTTGATTCAACAAATCATCATCTAAAGCTTCTGCTAAATTACCATAGAAATCCATTTCTACTGGGTTGTCCATATCGTCTTCTAGGACAGCACTTCCATCTTCCATCATAACAAAACCTTCTTCGTCTTCTGGTGTAATTAATTCTACATTTTCAAGAAACTCTTGCTCTTCTGGTGTGCTTGCTGTTATTGGTGTGCCATCTACTCTTTCTATTGCCATTAATGTACCTGTCTATTTTCAAAGTCGGTTATGTCCATCAACGGAAACATCTCACCAACTAACTTTAATTTTAGATCGTATGCTTGCGCTGTTGCAACCTCTAAATTAGGAGCCATTATAAGTGGACCGTCTAAGATTTCACCATCCTTTTCATATTCTGTCATATAAAACTGAATCATCTTAATAATATACTCTTTTTATAGGGGCTTTGTCTTCGTCTTCGTAGTCTGTTCCTAAAGAAACTAATCCACCTTCACGGAAACGCATCAAAGCTTGGGTCATTGTATCACATAAATCATCGTTAGCTGAGAAAGGAAATGATGCACATTCCTCAATCATATCTTCAGCAAATTGTTTCTTTGGTGCCCAGACTAATCCTGATTCAAAGATGGGCGCAACCGAGTGCATACGGGCATGTTTATCGTGGCCACGTGATGGTGAGTAGTTGACGACAGGAATCCCAAGCCGACGGAGCTCGTGAGTAAGTGGTGTTCCTGATGCTTTAGCTTCTATTAAAACCATATCTGGTTCCCAATACTTATACTCTTCTTGTGCAATTCTTTTTAAATCTGGAAAATCCCAGCGACCTTTCTGGCAGTCCAAAAGAATAATCGAATCTGGGGCATCCTCTGAAGGTCTAAATACACCCCAAGTACTAATAGCGCTAAAGTCAGCAGTTTCTTTTTTGCTGAAAGCGGTATCATAAGATTGAATAATGTATTGTACACCAGGCAAACTATCGTGTGTCCATTCATTCCACCATTCTCTTTTGATAATTGAACCTTCTTCTGCTGTCGGGGTTTGCATCCATTGCGCATTCCATTTAATACCTGGCAAAGAAGCTTTTACTTTCAACAATTCATCTAAAGACCAGAACTCAGGCCATAAAGGTTTTTCAGTATCTGGAAAAATAGCAGGGAACTCAATTACTTCCCATTGATCAGCTAAAGGTTCTTTCTGTCCATTTAACAATCTTTGGGTTAAATCTATCTGGCTCCATCTAGTCATCACCAATACTATTGCCCCTTTTGGTTGTAAACGCTGTCGAGGTCCAGAGGTGTACCACTCCCAAGCATTATCCATTGCCGTCATACTAAGAGCATCTTGTTCTGAATGTGGGTCATCAATAATTAATAAGTCCGCACCACGACCTGTAATAGCACCACCAACACCAGCAGCAAAATATTCACCGCCTTTATTGGTTTCCCATCGACCAGCAGACTTAGAATCCGCTGATAAATTGACCTCAGGGAATACGGCTTTGTATTCTTCGGTATCCATTATGTTTCTGACCTTACGGCCAAACCTAACAGCTAGTTCACCAGTATGAGTGGTTTGCATAATTTTTTTCGTTGGGTATTTGCCCATTACCCAAGCAGGAAAGTAAGTGGAGGCAAACTCAGATTTAGTGTGTCGAGGTGGCATATTAACAATCAAACGGTTAATCTTGCCCGTTGCAATATCTTCTAGTTTTTGTGCAAAGATTTTATGATGGCGGCCACAAATGAACTCGGGCCAGATATGGTTAATAAAATCCATAAACCCTGCTTGACAAGCATCTTGTTTGTTAAGCAAATTTAATCGTTCTTTTAGTAGCAGCGCCTCTTTAAGCTCGGCATCTGATAAGCTGTTCATTGTCATAAATTATTCAATAACGAATCTATATTTGCTGGTCCTCCACGTTTGAATGCTGATATTTGTTTACCGTCTGCCAAAGCTTCACGTACAGCATCTAAGTCTATTTTAATAGTATCTAGATCAAAATCTTTGTCGACATTCAAGCCGCTTACGGGATCTTTGACTCGTAAAGTTTCTGCAAAGTCTTCTATTTTGAAAACGCTTCCTGTTGGTAACTCAAGTTCAGACGATATTTTATTTAACTCATCAAACATATCCTCGTAGTATTTAAAAATTGTGGCAGCACTATCGCCACTACCCCCTATTTCTCCCTCTTTCCTAAGTCGGCCAACTGGTATCTCGAGCAATTTAGCGTCTGTCGCTTGCGCAGCTTCGTTGACCATAGCCCTAATAGGAAAGACGTGGGTGCGTGAAGTCATACCTTCTTGGTATGGGTCTTTCTTATAGACCAAATCACTATCGCCCAAATCAAGTTTACCTATTTGTTCATCTATTGTGTCTGTATCTGTTTTTAAGAAAACATCAAATTCCTTTTGTGGAATCCCACCATAATACTCTTGATCTAAAGGAATGGTAGTAAAACCCTTGTCGTATTTAGTTTCAATACCATAATGGAGGTTGCGATCATATATTTTCTTTTGCGCTTCAGGTAAAGAACCATAATCTAAGAATTCTTTTAATTCTATATTTTTGAAGTACCCAGCATTAAATAAATCGGGATTGTTTTGCTTTAAACTAGCCTGCATTTTACTCTTAATCTCTCCGATATCTCTAATAGCTTGACTAAAGTCTTTCGTTACTGCATTTGATTCATCTGTTGATTTAAGTAATGACACAAAGTTTTCATCAAAGTCTTGCAGATTGATACGAGCTTTGGGTAAGACAGATTCATTAACATTTTCAAAAAGAAAGTCGAGATTGTTTAGTTGATTGTATTCATCTGCTTTGGCATTCTTTCGAGCAACTGCTGCTTTTAAATCCTCAGCCATTTTCATAACTTCTTCTGGTATTTTGACTTCAGGCATCACGAATGGGTTAGAACTCT